AAACACCAACTAATACCGCAACTAATACTCAAACACCAACTAATACCGCAACCAATACTCAAACACCAACTAATACACCTACAAATACACCAACCACAACTCAAACACCATCTAACACTATTACACCATCAGAGACACCTACAAATACACCAACACCTACAAATACCCAAATACCTACAAACACTCCAACAAATACTATAACACCATCTGAAACACCAACAAACACCCCCACATCATCTGAAACACCAACAAACACACCTTCAAATACTGTAACACCATCTATAACACCATCAAATTCAATGACACCATCTGTAACACCAACTAACACAGAAACACCAACTAATACACCCTCGAATACTGCAACACCAAGTGAAACACCGACGAACACGCCAACAAATACTCAAACACCGACCAATACCCCATCCAATACAGTAACGCCGTCTCAGACACCAACTAACACTCCAACAAATACTCAAACACCGACTAATACACCATCCAATACAGCAACGTCATCTCAGACACCATCCAATACACCCTCAGTTACACCAACTTTGACCCTTGGTTTAGATCCTGACGCTACAGCTTTTATTAATGCCGCGGCACCATTGACGGACACGGAACAAAGTGCAATAAGAACTTTGGTGAGTCAACTTAAATCCAATAACATTTGGAGTGGACTTACGGCATTTTACCCATTTGTGGGAAATACTGCCGATCAACAAAAATATAACTTAGTAAACCCTCAGGACACGAATGCCGCTTTCCGTCTTACTTTTTATGGTGGTTGGACACATAGTTCTTCAGGACTAATTGGTAATGGTATTGATAGCTATGCTGATACTAATTGGAATAGTAACTTAAGTACAATTTCTGCTAGTCCTACAAATAATGGATTCAAAGCTTTCGGAGTACACGTATTGAATTCTTTGGATACAAATATTCCTTTAATGGGAACTAATTCTGGTTTTGATAACAGTCTCACTCAATATATGGTAACGACTTCTGGTGGTGCCCAATTAGTAATCAATATGTTTCCACCGACAGCACCAAATAACACTAAAAATATAGCATTTTCAGCTGGAACAATGCAACATATGGTCTCAATGAAATATCAAGCAGACCCATTGAATCGTGTATATTTTGAGTGGTCTACGAATGGTGGGTCGACACGTAATACATCAGGACCATTTACAGATACTGGTTGGTACGCAAATGGGTTCAATGTTTTACTTGGTAGACAATTGTCAGTTTATAATGTATTTACTACGGCTAGATATAATTGTTTTTACATTGCGGCTGGAACAAATGCTTTAAATACGTTTGGTGGTGCTTTTGAAGAAATGACAACAATTACAACTATATGTAAACAATTTGCTACAAATTTAGGTAGGTAATTTTCAATGATAAAATGGAGACAATTGAAATTTCATCAACTGCAAAAATTTACTCCCCATAAATATCTTTTTTCTTAGAACAACTTTGGTCTATAAGTTTTTCCAAAAACTTGTAAATTTTTATACCATTTTCATCACAATACTTTTTTAGTTTATTGTGGGAATCTATCGAAATTTTAATGTTTTTGGTTGATTTTTTCATAAAGGATAAAAAAAGATAATTTTTTCCCCCTAATATAAATAAGTTTTTATAAAAAAAAATACTTTATCGATTAAGATAATATTTATATCAATAAAACCTAAAAAAATAAAAAAAATCATCATATGGCGACTACCAATAAAATATTCGTATCCCCTGGTGTTTACACATCAGAAAGGGATTTAAGTTTTGTAGCACAAAGTGTAGGTGTTACAACCCTAGGGTTGGTTGGCGAAACCTTAACAGGCCCCGCGTTCGAACCTATCTTCATAACCAATTACGACGAATTCGAAGCTTTCTTCGGTGGAACAATTCCCGAGAAATTTGTGAATACACAAATCCCAAAGTATGAATTAGCATATATTGCAAAGTCCTATTTACAACAATCAAACCAATTGTTTGTAACTCGCGTTTTGGGTCTTTCAGGTTATGATGCGGGTCCAGGTTGGTCATTGTCAATTCAAGCAAATGTAGATGGCACAACTGTTGGTTTAACGAACGTCTCATCTACATATACAATTAACTTTGTTGCAACCACAGGGGGTACTGTTACCTTAAGTCCTGTTGGTACAACATTGGTAGGTACTAATTTGAATAATCCTTTTACCTTGTTAAATGGAAATCAATCGTCATTCAATAGTCAATTAACATCTCAAATTACTGGTATTGTAAATGCTTCTGGGACTACTAGTGCTACAACAGTTTATTACTTTGGTACTGTTCCGACTAATGCTTTTACGACCTTAAATACAACATATACAGCCTCCACAAATGTATTTAGTGTTTCTGGAGTATCAAGTGATATTGCTGATTTTACGTCACCTGACAATGATGCTTGGTACTATTCTAACTTTGATGAAAGTACAAATGGTAATTATACTGGGTATTCATTTATGAGTATCGTAAGTTCATTAGTAGATTCTGGTTCTGGTGTTTATAATGGAACAATTTCAGGTACAGTATTTAATTACTCGGGTGTGTCTTATCTGAATTATAATAATGTTGTAGTCGCAACTTTACGTTCTAGGGGTATTTCTAATTATGGTTCTGGTGGAACAGGTCCGAGATATCAGGTTACAGGTCTTACAAGTGTGACTTTGAATATGACTGGATCGTATTCCGCCGCAACTGAAAACCCATTCGCTAGATTTGCAATTTCAGGTGTAACTGATGGTGCCGCTTCTCCTGAAAATTTCCAATTCGTTGTTTCGTTATCACAGACAGACCAAAATTATTTACCAGCTGTTTTAGGTAGAACAAATTTTGGTAGAAGTAGAACCGAAGTTCCTATTTTTGTTGAAGAAGTTTATCCTACTTTACTTACGTATGGTTACAACAAAGGATTTATCAGAGGTATCAAAACCGATGTTATCGCAACACCTGGTTTGAGATACACACCAACAACAGGTTCTATCGCTAATTACTTGGAAAGATACAGAGCCGCTGAGTCTCCGTGGGTTGTTTCACAACTTCGTGGTAGTACAGTTGAGCGTTTGTTCAAAGTGTTAACAATCTCTGATGGTGACGCAGCAAATTCTCAAATCAAGATTTCTATTCAGAATATTTCTTTCAACAATTTAACATTTGATTTGGGTGTTCGTGATTTCTTTGACACAGATACAAATCCCGTTTACTTGGAAAAATTCACCAATTGTAATATGGATCCAGGATCTAATAACTATGTTGGTGTTAAGATCGGAACTTCGGATGGTGAATATGCATTAAATTCCAAATACATTATGTTGGAGTTAGATTCTGATGCACCTATTGATTCTCTTCCTTGTGGTTTTGAAGGTTATGTTATGAGAGAATATCCAAATGGTATACCACCATTCCCAATTTATAAAACCGCTTATAATTTTCCAGGTGAGGTAATTTATAACCCCCCATTTGGAACTACAACAGGTGCTTTATCTTCTCGTGGTATGTCGAATGCGGTTCAAAGTTCTGGCGACAGAGTGAGAACAACTTTCTTGGGTATCTCAACTCAAATTGGTTATGATGTTGATTTCTATCAATACAAAGGTGCTCAGTATCCTGTAAGTATTTGTGATTCTGAAGCCGCAGAACCTTGGGATTATATTACACAAGGTTTCCATATGGATTCTGGTGCAACGGTAGTCCAGATTGCAGTAGGTCCTACATCAGGAACACCTGCATTCCAATGTGGTGACGCTTCTTTCCAATCAGATCCAGAAACTTCCGAGAACCCCTATTACCAAATCCAAGCACGTAAGTTTACTTTCTTGGTTCAAAAAGGTTTCGATGGGTGGGATATCTACAGAGAATATCGTACAAACGGTGACTCATTTATCTTAGGAGGTGCTGGATATCAGAGAGGCGCTTGTTCATCAACAAGATACCCTAATGCAACTGGTTGGGGCGCGTTCAAACCAATTAGTGTTTCTAATTTCACTGATTATACAAATACCGACTACTACGCTTACTTGTTAGGTATTAGTACTTTCAATAATCCTGAATCTACTAATATCAACGTATTTGCAACTCCAGGTATTGATTATGTGAACAATTCAAATCTTGTTGAAGATGCAATTTCTATGGTTACATATCAGAGAGCTGATTCAATCTATATTGTAACTACACCTGATTGTAATGTTTTCTTACCTACAAGTAATGATAACTTCATCTATCCAACAGAGGTTGTTGACAATTTGGATAACACTGGTATTGATTCCAACTATACGGCGACTTATTACCCTTGGATCTTGGTAAGAGATACTGTGAATAACACACAGATTTACATTCCACCAACAAACGAAGTTTGTAGGAACTTAGCTCTAACGGATAATATTTCTTTCCCTTGGTTTGCAACCGCAGGTTATACTCGTGGATTGGTAAATGCTATCAAAGCACGTAAGAAACTTACACAAGAAGATAGAGATACTTTGTATCAAGGTCGTATCAATCCAATTGCTACGTTCTCTGATGTTGGTACTGTGATTTGGGGTAACAAAACTCTTCAGATTGCTGATACAGCCTTGAACAGAATTAATGTCAGAAGATTGTTACTACAAGCTAGAAAACTTATCTCTGCAGTAGCTGTTAGGTTGTTGTTTGAACAGAACGATGCCAAGGTACGTCAGGACTTCTTAGACAGCGTCAATCCTATTTTGGATGCCATTAGAAGGGA